CAAAAGGCTAGAACAAGGTCATAAAGTTTCATCAATTGACCTTTCCTCATGTACGGATTTCCTTCCTTTAGCGTATCAGCTGGATCTTTTGAATACTCTCTTTCCTCTGTTAAAAGAGGATATTTCAATTTTCGAGAGTATATCTAGATCGTATTGGTTCACACCATCAGGTGAAGAGATAAAATGGGAAACCGGACAGCCATTAGGCACCGGTCCATCTTTCTCAGCCTTCACTCTCTTCCATTTGTTCCTTGTAAGGAGTATTGGAGGAGATGCTTCTAATTTCAGAATTATTGGGGATGACATTGTTATGTCGTCGTCTCCTTTGGTTAGGAGGTATCTGAGGGTTATGGAAGGCTTGAAAGTTCCTATCTCACATCAGAAATCACTTTTTGATAGTGGGGTTGCTGAGTTCGCTGGTAGAGTTATTGATAGATTTGGCAAGATGCCGGTCTATAAAGCTTCACCTACTGATCTCGTGAATGATCCACTTGGAGTAATTCGCCAATATGGGTCAAGGGGGTTAGATTTAGTCCCCGAGAACTTAAGAGCAATGATCAAAACAGTCTCCACTCTGCCTAATCCATTTGGATTCGAACTTAATCGTGAAGATCTGAATGATATACCACCCGAGGTGTTTTATCACCTATTTTCGGAAAAGTTGCCGCTTTTGGCGACTAGCTTCCGACGTACTTTTGAAGAAGGACTTTTGGTCCTAAAAGTAAAGGACGGGTGTACAGCCACCGGCATCCCACAATGGGTTGTCGAAATGGCTTTCCCTCCTCGACCCCAACCGGGTGTAGAGGAAGAGGTCAGATATTATGACCAGGGACCTGTAATAGGCCAGGGCATATGGAGTATCCATCTGGTGAATGATCAACAAATTGTTGACCATTATAACGCCAATGTTGAAGACGTTCCAGCAATGGAAGTACCTGACAAAGTAAAGAATTTAGCAAAAGGCCAAGTTCTAATGACGGTAAAACCGTTTGATGAGCCTAAACCCAAGTTAAGTTTTGTCCGTAAGGTACACAAGTTAATGCGCAACATATCCACTAAAACTTGAGGGGTGAATAACCCCGGTTAGCAAAGGC